GCGGCGAAAAGGCCGTCTTTTTCAAAAAAAAGTTAGTCCGTTCATAGCAATAATTGGCCTGGGGGTAAGGGGGCCATTTTCCATTAACTTGAGAGGTGATCATTGAAGATTGAGCAGCGGTCTGTTTCTGAGCTTTCCAACGACCCAGCAAATGCGAGGAAGCACAATGATCGAAACATCCAGGCAATCATCGCCAGCCTGAGGAGGTTTGGTCAGCAAAAGCCCATCGTTATCGACAGGAATGGCATTGTCAGAGCTGGCAACGGAACTCTTGAGGCAGCGAAGCAGCTTGGCTGGGATTCTATAGATGTTGTCATCACCGAGTTAAATGGGTCAGACGCTGTTGCCTACGCTATCGCAGACAACCGGACAGCTGAACTAGCTGAATGGGATTCCGACGTTCTGGCGGCCCAGTTAAACGGCTTGCTGGCAGATGATGAAGACCTAGCGACTGCGGCAGGTTTTTCTGTTGAAGAAATTGAAGCGATGCTAGCAGATTTTGAGCCTGGGTCTGAAGATGACCAAGGGCAGCTTGACCAACTAGAACCCAAGATTGTGACTTGTCCTCATTGTCGACAGGAATTTGATTGTCGTGAGCAAATCTGATTTGCGAATTGATTGGGCAACGCATGAGGCAGCTAAGTATGCCTGCAAGAATTGGCATTACAGCGGTTGTTTGCCATCGTTTAAGCGATTGAAAGTTGGGGCATGGGAAAGTGAAAAGTTTATCGGCGTTGTGTTGTTCGGCCAAGGTGCAACGCCAGAATACGGTAAACGGTTCCAATTACCGATCACCGGCGTTTGCGAACTAACGAGAGTAGCATTGTCAAAGCATACTGTTTCAACATCACGCATTTTGTCGATTGCGTTAAAGTTTTTGAAAAAACAATGCCCAGATATTCGGTTAGTGATATCGTTTGCGGATTCATCACAAGGCCATCATGGCGGCATTTATCAGGCAACCAATTGGATTTACGACGGAACAGTTGCAACGCACGGATACCGAGTTAATGGAAAGATTGAACACCCAAAGACGTTGCACAGCAGATACGGAAAAGGCGGACAGTCAATACCGTGGCTAAAGAAGCACGTTGACAAAAATGCCGAAAGAGTAGTGGCAGCGATAAAACACCGCTATCTAATGCCATTAGATGACGAAATGCGAAAGCGAATCGAGCCACTACGCAAACCATACCCAAAACGCGTTACAAGTGCTGAAAGCGGCACGCCCGGCATTCCAGTCGGGAAGGGGCGGTGCAATTCCGACCGTAACGCTTTAGATATTAAATGAGTGTCCGCGATACGCGTTTGATGGAGCGAGCATTGCGAGAACGATGGCCAATCAAAGCAGAGTACCGCGAAAAGATCATTGCAAGTCTGTTGCTGATTGTTGCAGATCGCACAGCTTCGCCGCGAGAAAGGACATCAGCGGCCAAAGCACTTTTGCACGCAGACCAGATCAACCTGGAAGAAGAGCGGTTGATACAGGAGGATGAGCATCAACAACGTGGAAGACTGGTTGACTTCGCTAAGCACCTCGGAGCTGAAGAGCTTGCTAGGCTCGCGTCTGCCAGTGGAATTGCAATCCCAGCCATCGAAGCCCAAGATGGACGAGCGGACTCGCCAGCGAATTATGATGGCGAAGAAGCGGGCGGCTGAGCGAGACATCGCCATCCCGTGCCCGCAGTCCATCGACCGTCGTTTGGCCTGTTTGGCGGATTGTCAACTTTTCCTCGAGACGTACTTCGCCGACGTGTTCTATGAAAAGTTCACGGCTGACCGTGCAGACATGATTCAGTCAATCATCAATGCCGCGATGTTTGGCGGAGACCAGGCGATCGCCGGGCCTCGCGGAGAAGGCAAAACTCGCCTGGCTCTGTTCGTCGCATTGTGGCTGGCAATCACCGGCCTTTCGAAATTCCCGATCGTTATTGGCAAGTCGCAAAGCAAAGCCCAGAACGAGCTAAAAGGAATCAAGGAAAAGCTACAGCAATCCGAACTGCTGATCGCAGACTTTCCCGAGGTCGGAGTACTGTTCAAAGCCGTCGGCGGATGGAGCAGCCGAGCCCGCATGCAGACAGTCCGTGGACAGCTTACGAACATCGAGCTAGCTTCCGATCACCTCATATTCCCGAAGGTTGAACGATGGCAGTTGCCGGCAGACTGGCCTAAGAACAGCGAGCCAGTAAGCCGCGGTCAGATCATTGCCTCGCTCGGCGTTGACGGACCGATCCGCGGCACCAACTACCGCGACCAACGACCAACCATCGCAATCATCGACGACATTGAAGACCGAGAAGCAGCGGCATCTGACACGCTGATTGCCAAGAACGAGGAGGTGATTGAGCAAGACATCGCAGGGCTCGGCCCGAGCGGCGTCCGCATTTCCCGCGTCATGCTGTGCACGACACAAAACCGCAAGTGCATCGCCTATCGGTACACCGACCCAAAGCTGAAGCCATCTTGGAAGGGAAGACGCTACCGAAAAATGGTAAAGCGACCCGACCGCATGGACTTGGTTCAGCAATACATCGAGATGCGGCAAAACCGATCTGAGAAAGACCCGGACGCCCGCGAAGCGTTTCGATTCTGGCGAGACCTGAAAAGCAACATCGAAGATGGTTGCGTCGTCTCCAATGCACAATCTTACGACAAGAGGTTGCACGCGGATGGTGAACCGATCGAACTATCGGCCGTTCAAGCGTACTTTAACCGCGTGGCCGATTTTGGTGAAAAAGCGGTTGCGACAGAAATTGACAACGACCCGCCGGAGGAGGCGGGCCCGGTCGGAGCTGGGCTCACCGCAGCGATCATTACCAGCCGAGTCAACGGACTGCCTAGAAAGATGTGCCCGTTGAATACGGCAGCGATTACCGCGGCTATCGACCTCGGGAAGTATCGTTGTCACTGGGTCGTCTGTGCCTGGTGGAATGGTGCCGGCGGTGCTGTGATCGATTACGGAGTTGCCGAGGTTACTGGTACCGATACATCGATGGATCATGAAGGCAGCGAACCGATGATCTACCGTGCTTTGCTGGAATGGCGAGACGCTATTTTGGCCAAAGAGTACATCGACCAGGCCGGCGAGCGTCGACAGATAGACTTCGCTCTAGTTGACTCTGGGACGTTCACCAATGCCGCCTATGAGTTTTGCCGGCAGGTTCGATCGCCATTCCACCCGTCAAAAGGGTTTGCCCCGTACTACCCGAAGAAAACCTCGTCGTCTTCCGTGCTAGCTGGAAGCAACCTGCACGCTTCTAGGTTGGATTCTCAAGGACTTTGGCTATACGAGCTTGATACCAATTATTGGAAGCAATGGGTGCACGAACGATATTTGACGCCGACGTTTGACGAACAAAACATGCTGCGGCGTGGCTCGCTGTCGCTGTTTGAGCTAGACGGGAACCAGAAGCACCAAGCCTATGCTCATCACATCGCGGCCGAAGAGCTAGTTACCTCATTCAAGGAAGGCAAAGGGGCCAAGACGTTTTGGAACGTCAAGTCGGAAAACAACCACTGGCTCGACGCGACGTACATGGCCGCCGCATGTTCTGAGGTTTGCGGGATCAAACTGATTGCTCCCTCGGAGGTTGAGCTATCGCCGCAACAGCTCAGCGACAAACCAAAGCCAAAGCCTAAGCCAGTGCAGCAAAGGCAGCACGGCAAGTTTCGTTCTCGTCCAGGAGGGTGGATTCCCAAGCGAAGATGGTGAAAACAATGGCAAAGAGGAAGCGAGAACATCGGTTACAGATCCCAATGGAGACACGGCTTGAGCCAACGCCGGACGTTCGTCTGATTGACGAGCCAAAGCCTCGCGAGTTCGTCCCTCGGGACTGCTCCATGTGTGCAGCCAATCGACCACCGCGAACAAACTATTCCCGCGTCTACGCCAAACACGGCAAGGTTCGATATTGCAAGTGCGGCTTTTGCGGCAACACCTGGGCACAAGAAGGCCCGTAGTTTTTTCGTCCGTTACAATTGCAATTGTAAATAGCTGTATAGTAATTGACATGTGCTTGCCATCTTGATGGCATGGCATCGGCAGCAGATCTTCTAGCACAGATTGACGCGGCAATCGAAGCACTCCTTACCGGCGGTGCTTCGTCTTACAACATTGGCAGCCGCAGCGTAACGAA